CAATCAACTTGCTGACCGTTTGAAGTGCTCGGTCAGCCTCCAAGGGATGCCAGTCATCCAAGCTGGCCGTCTTGATGCGTGGAGTGGGCATTGTTTTCGCATCGGACGAGTTGAGCACATTTTCATGATGAATGACGCGAGCCTCTACACGATCCTGATACCCGCTCGTGGACTCACCTCCATTGACTCATTCCTGAAAGCATTCCTACCAAAAGTGGCGGAAGTTTGGCATCGATTCGACTCTGAGTTCGATGCTCAAAATCAGCAAGTGATCGTGCTCAAAAGAACCAATCGATCGCTGATCGGTTCCATGAACGACGCGATCCAATCGGCGAAGTTTCACTACGAATACAATCGTAATAAAACTTACAGCTTCGGCCCCACAGATATCGAGAAGCGGTTGAACATGGTCCCATACAAAGCTCTTAAATACACCGCTCCTTTCGAGCTGCTGCCAAAATTGCTTGGGAAGGGTTGACGTGTCCGCAACTTGCGGATGGAGCCCGTATCACCTGACATCGCCAAAAAGCTGCTATCGCGGGACTTCGCCAATCTGGTGGGTCGTGTGCAAAAAGGCGGCAAGCTAAGCCGCACCGAGCGGTCGATGCTGCAATCCATGGCCACCGGCACCGGAGCGGCTCCCACCACCGCAGCATCCTACGTCGAGCTCGCCGCCATCTTGGTAGCCTCTCGCCAGACGCTCAACACGTGGAAAAAGCGCAAGGACGCGCCGAAGCCAGCATCCAACGGACTGCATGATGTGGCGGCGTGGCGGGAATTCATGCGGCGCAATGAACTCAAAGGGGGTGAAGTGCCCACCCCGGAAGCGGCCGACATCGAAACTTCGCTCAAAGCCCGCAAGCTGCTCGCCGAAGTCGAGGAACGCGAACTGCGCCTCGGGATCAAGCGCGGGGATTTCGTGGCGGTCGAGGAAGTGAGACAGGCGTGGACCGAACTCGTGGCGCAGGCAACATCGATGCTCCGCAAGAAGTTCGAGCAGGAACTCCCACCAATTCTATCTGGCCTCGATGCCACCGGGATCCAGGAAGAGGCACGAGCGGCCATCGATGAGGTGTTGACGATCCTTCACCAGGGAGAATGACAACGACAACGGCACCACGCGAACGACTCGAACAAATCTGGCGCAATGCCTGGCGACCACCCGACCGCCGCCCCCCGTGGGCGTGGTGCGAGGAGCACATCACATCAATCCCATACTCTCCAATTCCAGGCCGGTTCCGCTCGGCCAACTCGCCGTGGATGCGCGAGCCGATGGAAGCCTTGGTCGATCCAAAGATCCGAATCGTGAGCATCATCGCCGCGATCCAGAGCGGTAAAACCAGCGTTGGCGAACTCGGCCTCGCGCACATCATCGCCAACCATCCAGGCCCCACCCTCTGGCTTGACCAGACCGACGATGACGCGAAAGACCAAAGCGAAAGCCGTCTTCAAAAACTCTTCGACGAATGTAAACCGGTCAGCTCGCTCTATCCGGCCAACCGGCACAAGAAGCGCCTCGCCACCGTGCATTTCGCCAATGGCATGACCTTGTGGGTGCTGGGCGCACACAACAAAACCAACCTCCAGCGGCGTTCGATCCGCTGGCTCATCGGGGACGAGTGCTGGCGTTGGCCTCAAGGTCACATGGCGGAAGCGGAGGCCCGTGTCACCGCGTTCGGCTGGTTGGGCAAGTGCCTGTTCATGTCCCAAGGCGGCGAGGATGACGACGACACCCACCGCAAGTTCGAGACCACCAACATGCGTGAGTGGACGTTTGCCTGTCCGCATTGCCACCAGCGCCAGCCCTTCAAATGGGAGCAAGTCGAGTGGAGCAAGGACGCCCGCGATGAATCCGGCGAGTGGGATTTCCAGAAGGTGCGCGACACCACCACGATGAACTGCGTCTCGTGCAACCACTACTTCGAGGATAGCGACCGGACGCGCCGTGAACTCAACCTCACCGGCTGCTACGTCACCACCAATCCGAACGCGCCAAAGGAGAATGCCGGATTCCATTGGAACGCCCTCTGCGCCATGAGCTGGGGACGCTTGGCCGAACTCTATCTCCGCGCCAAGGCAGCCGCCCGCAAAGGCGACGTGAGCCTGATCCAGCAGTTCTACCAGAAGCGACTGGCGTTGGCGTGGCGCGAATATCTGGAGGACTACAAACTCGACATCGTTCCGGGCGGCTATCTGAAAGGCGAAACCTGGGACGGCGAGGCGGGCGTGGATGCGCAAGGGCGATTGGTGCCAGCTGGCCAGCCCTGTGCCTGCCCGCTGCGGATCCTCACGGTGGACTGCCAGATGGACCACCTGTGGCTGGTCGTGCGGGCATGGGCCGAGGACGGATCAAGCCGGTTGATCTGGAACGAGCGGGTGCTCACCTTCACCGATGTGGAGTCGGTCCAGGAACGATTTGGCATCCACCCGAACCTGGTTTTCATCGACGCCGGTTACGCCACCTATGACGTCTATCGAGAATGCGCGGCCCACGGATGGACGGCCCTCATGGGCGACAAGCGGGCCACGTTCACGCACAAGGTGAAGGGCCGGAAGTCCATCGAGCGGTTCTATTCGCCGCGAAGAAAAGTGGTGTTGGGGCGTGGCCAATCGTGCTCGGTGTTCTATTGGTCGAACCTCAACATCAAGGACACGCTCGCCCGCCTACGCCGCAACCAGAACCCCGACAACGGGCCGGTTTGGGAGGTGCCCGACGATATCGACGAGGAATACCTAGCCCAGATGGAAAGCGAGCACCGGATCAAGAAAAGCGGCAAGTGGTTGTGGGAACGCATCGGATCCCGGCCGAATCACCTTTGGGACAACGAGGCAATGCAGGTCGCTGCCGCAACAATGCTCAAGATCGTCGGACGTGAGGCCATCTCGCTCCCCCCGGTTGACACTCCGGACGGGGAGCCATGAACACTTTCACCGATTGGTTTGCCGCCCAGAGATTTCGCAACTTTGGTGCGGCTGAGTTCACCAGCTACTTTGCCCGCGAGCGTAAGGGTGTGAAAAACAGCCTGCCTCCACGCCGCATCTGGAAGAACATCGTGCCCGCACTTCGCATCGTGGACGAGCTTCGTGATTCGTTTGGCAAGTCATGCACCATCCTGAGTTCCTACCGATCGCCCGACTACAACAAGGCGGTCGGTGGAGCATCATCCAGTCAGCATCTTGAGTTCACCGCTCTCGACATCGCATTCGACGGCATCAGCCCACAGCGCGTCTATGACCGGCTGCTCGAATGGCGCAAGGCAGGCAAGTTCACCGGTGGTCTCGGCATCTACCCATCATCCGGCTTCGTCCACATCGACACGCGGGGCCGCAATGCCACTTGGAAAGGCAAATAGAGCCTGTTTATTAGCCCTATTTTATTAAATAAGAACTAGTCCTCGCAACCCACTTCACCGATTTATGTCGATCACCATCTGTGTTGTAATAACGGTCGATAAATTTTGAATACTCCTCTGCAGTAAAATCCGTTCGATTTCCTGCAATCCTTTCTGCAGAAAATTCCTCACAAAGTTTCGTACGTTCGTCTTCAGTGGCATTACGCCATTCAGAAGCTCCTCCCCATGAAAGGCCATAATCGATAGCCTTTGTTTCAACGGGTCCTCGCTGGTCGACATAAATCAAGAATCCAATAAGCACTAGCACTGAAGTAAAGGCGATTGATTTCACCAAAGGCCTGCTATTCTGAAAACTGAATAATACTCCAAAAAATAGGCCTAAGGCGACCCAAACCACCGGGCTGTTCATGAAAATATTTTATCAAATCACCGCAATTCGTCAATCCGAAATCAAACGGATTAGACCGCGTTGACAACAGCCGCCGTGCATGGCACGCGGACTCTTCATCACCGGCTTCACGATTTCCGAAGTGCTCGCGATCCAGCAGCGGGCGAAGGAATTTCTCATCGAGGGCAAAACTCTCATGACCTGGAACGAGGCGGGTAGCTCTGCCACCAAGCAGTTCACCATGCCCATCGATCAGGTGCTTGAGGAATGCGCCCACGCGCTGCGGATTCTCGACCCAGCCACCTACGGCAAACCTCGCACCGTCGCCGTGTCGCAAGTTCCCGGATACCTGCCGAAATGAATCCGCTCAAATCCTTCGCCCTCAAATGGCTGCCGCCGGTT